AAGTCATCCGTTCCAAGTGACAATCCGGCTGATTACGCCGGCAAGTGGGCATTGATTCAGGGACCAAAAGGTGACGATGGTGTGGGTGTCCCGGGCCCTAAGGGAGCCGATGGCAAAACTAGCTATTTTCACACCGCTTGGGCGAATGATGTAAGCGGTCGAAGTGGGTTCACGGTATCCGGTGGTGATGGCAAAAAGTATATTGGTACGTACAGCGATTTTACACAAGCTGATAGCACCAATCCGACTGATTACAATTGGGCACTGTTCAAAGGTGATACTGGAGAACCTGGCCCTAAAGGCGATCCCGGAAGCAAGGATGTGCCATACACTTACATTCAGTTGGGCACGCCCGCTAGTCCCAAGAAGGGTGACCTGTGGTGGCATGGGAAAACGCTTAACGATGCCACAGCATTACAGTATTACAATGGATCAACTTGGATTGACCAAAGTATCCAGCAAGCGGTTCTTAGCATCAAAAAGTTGCAGTCAATTGAGATCGATACTTCACTCATTAATTCTCCAACCATTAATTCTCCATTCAGCCATGTTCAAATTAGCGGAGCAAAAAGCTCGGGTAACTTGTCATTAAGCAATGCTGCTCTTCAAATATTAGGCAATATTGAGGATAACAGCGGTAATCCTAACGGACAATACTACAACACCATCCTTAACCCTAACGGAATGACAAACTACATCACAACGCCTGACCAAAAGGGAAACTTGTCGTCAGCGGGATTGCAAAACGGCGCGCTTCAATTGCTAACACTGATAAGTGACCCTAGTGCTGCAACCAAAAAATATATACAGTCCGAATACAAATCAACCGACAATGTCACTTTCTTTTACGTCAACTCTCCGGCCATCACAACTGCGAACATGTCCTATGCATACATTTACTATATGCGCCGCGGTAATATTGTTACTGTACAGTTCGTTCTAGGAATCTCGCAGCAGAAGCCATGGGTTGTCTTGGCTGATGTTCGACCCGGATATAAGCCCTATGCAGAATCAGGCGTTGGCTGTTATATCAGCAATACAAATTATGTTGGACAAGCCTGCCAGATATATATTTCAAAAGGTCAATGGGTAACGATGCCAACAGGGCCAACAGGTGAATGCCGTGGCTCAGTTTCGTATTTGACCCAAGATGATTACCCAACAGGTGACTCATATTTTAGCTAGGAGGAAATTATGAAAATCAAAGTGTGGACGGATAGCAATAATCGTTTACTCCATTGGGCAAATGCTAGTGAAAACAGACCAGTAGGGCCGACCGATGAAGGATTTGATGTTATTGAAGTGGATAAGGCAGTTGGTTTGTATGAGAACCACGCCAGCATTATTGACGGCAAAGTTGTTCCTGATGCTGGCTATGATCCAGACGCTGCCAGACATACACCTGAGGCGTCACCAGAACAGCAAATGCTTGCTGCGCTTGCTCTTGACGTAGCGCAGATGAAGGCGGTGAAATCAAGTGACTTATTATGATCAGTGTGTGCTGTTTTACAGTTGGGGGATTGATTTATCACCTTATGTACCGGTAATGATCACCCCAGATCAATACAAGCAAATTACAGGCAGTGACTATGTCGCCAGCAAAAGCTAGCGGCTATTTTTGTGGAAGGAAGTGATGACAATGCTAAATAAAATCAGAGATCACCCGACACATACAGCACTCGCCATTGGTATGGTTGCCATTGGCTTGTTTCTAATCATCAATGACCATTATTTCATCTGGCCCCCACATTACTCTGACTGGTTAAACGATGACATTGTGGGGTTTTTGTTTGTCATTGATGGGCTCGGGATTGGGGGTTGGGTGCTATGGGAAACACAGTTTGCAATAACCAATCGTCTGTTGCTTACGACTACCAGCTTTTTAATGTCGTTCTTGACAATACTGCAATTCCTGACCTCGATTTCAACTGGAATCTACTCAAATTGGATCAGCAATGCGATCATAACAGCCTTCGTGCTGATTCTGGCACGAAGGAGTGACAGCCGTGACAGCAGCGATAACCAAAGCAATAGTTGATTTTGCCCCGTATCTTGCCGGTATTGCTTCGGCTCTCATTGCCTTCATGACCTACCGCGAGGGTAAACGGAAGAACAGGCATGATGAGCTTGAGGACATGAACGACAGATTACGCGCAGACAATGACCGTTTGAGGCGTGAGAATGAGCGCCTCAGAAAGGAAAACCATAATGAGTAGCATATTATCCATTATTCGCAGGCGTTTAGCTAAGCGATCTAATAGACGTTTTATGGCCGATAGAAGATGGAGAAACGCTTGGCTGCAAGGATATTATGATGCACTAAAATTTAACGAACCGCATTTCGACTATCGTTACTATCACGATATTGACGGTAAGTTTGCAAGGAAATCATATATTGACGGATTTGAAACTGGGTATACTTCTAATTCTGAAGAGGAGAATAATCATGAATAATTGGACAGATCTTGTAGTATCACTCGCAGTAGCGGCAGTCCCAATCATTGGGGCTTGGATTTCAAAACAGTTGCTGGCTAACAAACAGGCACTCACCTTGGTAAAAGTATTAGGCCCATTGGCAAACGCGGCCGTAACAGCAGCAGAACAGCTTGGCGTGACACAGGCGATTGACGGTGCGGTTAAGAAATCGACTGCCATTCAGGCTGTGAAAGACGGCTTAAAATCGCTTGGTTTCACCAGCACAGACGAGCAGACAATTGCCAACGCAGTTGAGCAATCTTATGCTAATTTGAAAGACAGCCTAGCACAAACCTATCCACAAAAGACAGTCGATCAGGAAGCATCTAATCAAGATAAGGTAGCTGCCGCAGCTCAGGCGGCCGCAGATGCAGTTAAGGCTCAGCTGGCACCATCATCTGTTGCTCCACGGCAATAAGGAGGGCACCATGAAATTTAAAAATAAACTAATCACTTTGGTAGTCGCCTTCTTGGCGGCTATTTCTTTTGCCCTGCCATCGCAGGTCAATGCGGCCAAGGGAGATCAAGGCGTCGACTGGAGCCGGTACCAAGGAGATAACGGTGTCTTTGGTTATTCCACTGACAAGTTCGGCATCTCTCAAATCGGTGGCTATAGCGGCTACGGCACATATGAGCAAACCACCTACAAGACACAGGTTGCATCTTTGATTGCCGCTGGCAAGCGAGCACACACCTATATTTGGTGGCAGAATATCGACAACACCAATTTGGCCAAGCAAGTACTAGATCATTTCTTGCCAGAGATTCAAACACCAAAAGGGTCGATTGTTGCGCTTGACTATGAAGCTGGGTCGACCAACACGGCAACTTTGCTGTGGGCACTCGACTACATTCGTGATGCTGGCTACACGCCAATGGTGTACGGCTATAAGAGCTTCTTGATGAGCCACATTGACTTGTCACAGATTGCCAGCCACTATCAGTTATGGCTTGCGGAATATCCTGATTACAATGTCACTACTGTTCCTAACTATGGCTACTTCCCGAGCTTTGACAATGTAGGCATCTTCCAGTTCACTTCCACCTATCGCGCTGGCGGCCTTGATGGCAACGTTGATCTAACCGGCATAACTGATTCAGGCTACAACGGTAGCACGACAACTGACAGCGGCAAGACCTACGTCAAGCCATCAACCGATACACCGGCAACCAACGCGGGTCAGCAAGCTAACAACACCACGCTTAGCCAGATAAAAGTTGGTGATAGTGTTAAGGTCAACTTCGGTACAACCCGTTGGGCGAACGGTGTCGCAATGCCTAGCTGGGTTCAGGGCAAGACGTACACCGTGCAGCAAGTATCTGGATCTAACGTACTACTTGGTGGCATCATGAGTTGGATCAGCCGAAGCAATGTTGAGCTGCTGACAACAACCAGCGTGCCGTCAGTAAGCTCAGGATCGACCTACACCGTCCAATCTGGTGATAGTTGGTGGTCGATCGCCTACAAATACGGCATGAGCATGTATACTTTGGCTTCTAACAACGGCAAGTCAATCTACAGTGTGATTCACCCAGGCGATGTATTGCGTGTCTCTGGTGGCTACTCAGTGTCCGTATCAAGTCACACGTACTACACAGTCCGCTCTGGTGACAGCTTCTGGAGTATTGCCAGAAAGTATGGCATCAGTATGTACACGTTAGCTGCCAACAACGGCAAGTCAATTTACAGCCTAATCTATCCGGGCGAAAGCCTATATATCAGGTAACAAAAATGCCTCCTACCAGCAATGGCGGGAGGCTTATTTTTGTGCCCATATTTCTGAACTCTTAAAACGTATTTCTACCTATTATATAGAGATGTGTTGTTGGTCGCTGTCGTTTGAAGCATCGAACCACATCGAACCACTTTTTGTCATAAATGCAATCATATCAGTACGTATACATTCCGTGATACCCCGATCACCGGTATCACAAACCTTCCTAGGAAGGTTTTTTTTTTGCCTTGAAAATCTGTGCCACAAACAAAGATGTTCCCAATACATTTTTGATCACACCCGATTTAAAAAAGTGTACAATTTGGCACAAATCATGGAGCCGCTGTTTTTGCATGAAAATTGTATGATTTCTGACACACGAAAAAAAAGACCCAGCGTTTCTTCATCCTACGTAAAAGTAAGATGCTCCTGAGTCTTTTTTCGTTATCTGATACTGTCCTTTTTGACGATTGCTGCCAGTTGACTTGCTATTCTTCGCGAGAGAACTTCAATATCTTGATCCGAGACCGTTCCAATGCGCGACGATGACGCTGCAGCAAAGGATCTTCAGAACTGTCTGTCTGACTGATGACAGCTGCCTCGAAGGCCTCATATTCCAAAGGTGACAACCGTGCCAGAAACTGTGCAAACTCGATTCGCATGAGTAGACCATCTTCATACGATCTGAGAGCCAGACGTTCTTGAAGAGATTCAAGTGCGCTGTCTTCAACTGGGATTGCGGTCGCGTCGATGCGGCGTTTATGCGCAAAGTGTTTCCGCAAGACTGAACGCAGGTGTGACTGCAATACCATTCGATAGTAGGGACCAAATTGGGATCCGCTAGAGCCATCATATCGAGTAATTGCTTTGAGCATCGCAATCCTGGCCTCTTGTAACCAGTCTTCATGTGAAAAATCCCTGAGATGGTACGGTCTTAACACCGTTAGGACTAGCGGTCGATATTGCTTAAACAATTGGCTGAATGCAGTTGAGTTTGTGATTGCTTCATTGATTAATGTTAACTCTGTGGCTTTCATATCTCCTCCTCCCCCGACTTACTAGCTTTTTCATTCTACAATAAAGCGTTTCCAATTGAATAGCGAACAATCGTTCATGAATATTTTTTAGGGGAACAGAATGCTTACAACCAAAGGCATATGTTGGGGCAATATTGACAACATTATTTTAGTATTTTTTTCACGATTTTTTTAAGAGTCACGACATCTTTAAAGGAATAGAAAGGGGCCAGTAGAATGACCTATTGTTAATTGGTGATTCGGTGGTCGGAGAGCGTGTTATTACAAGCATGATTTGAAAAATGGTATGACAAAAAATGATGATATTTTAATGGCGTGAAGGCAGCTTTAGATATCTTAGAACGGCAATTTTTAAAAAATAATGTTGGCGCCTTCATATGCGATACCATCGGGAAAATAGCGAATTTATAAAGAATAATCAATCTTACATTGATCATGACATGCGTTATATTAAACAAGTCACTTTTTTAGGGAGGTATTCGATAATTTCTTCAAATAGAGAAAATAATAAAATTGGTCTATTTCAGTTAGTTATGCTAGCTTTGGGTTCCTTGATTGGTTCAGGCTGGCTCTTTGGTTCTTGGGAAGCAGCAGCAGTAGCTGGTCCGGCGGCGATTCTGTCTTGGGTGATTGGCGGCTTGATTATTGGCATCATTGCTTATAATTACATTGAGCTTGGGACCATGTTTCCTGAATCAGGCGGAATGAGCAAATATGCTCAGTACTCGCACGGTTCTTTAGTTGGCTTTATCGCCTCTTGGGCCAACTGGATCTCGCTAGTGACGTTGCTGCCGATTGAAGCAGTGGCTGCCGTGCAATATATGGCATCATGGCCGTGGCAGTGGGCTAGCTTTACGCACGGTTTTTTGGCTGATGGGCGTATCACATCGCAGGGGTTGCTGGTGGTGTTTGCTTTCATCATTATTTTTACGTTACTTAACTATTGGTCAGTCTCATTACTGACACGATTCACGAGCTTCATCTCGATCTTCAAAATTGGGGTGCCTTTGCTGACGATCACGCTGTTGGCACTTTCAAGCTTCCATCCCGGCAATTATGGGCATTCTTTAGCGACCTTCATGCCTTATGGGAGCGCACCTATCTTTGCGGCCACTTCAGTTTCTGGGATTATTTTTTCCTTTAACGCGTTTCAAACCGTCATCAACATGGGAAGCGATGTTAAGAAACCGCAAAAAAATATTGGGCGCGGAATTGCAATTTCGTTACTGATTAGTGCGGTCATTTACATTTTATTGCAAAGCGTTTTTATCACGACAATTTCGCCGAAGCTATTAGCAGCACATGGTTGGCAAGGGTTGAATCTCAACTCCCCATTTGCTGACTTGGCGATTCTGCTGGGCATTCACTGGTTATCAGTTTTGTTATATATGGATGCCTTTGTTTCCCCGTTTGGGACTGGCGTTTCATTTGTTGCTTCATCTGGGCGGGCGTTGCAGGCGATGGTCAGCAACAACCATATTCCCAAATTTCTTGGGAAACTTGATGAAAAGTATGGTACACCACGAGTGGCGATGGTGGTGAATGCGTTGCTTAGCATGGTTATGGTTTCGATTTTTCCATCTTGGGGTACGTTAGCTAGCGTCATCTCCACGGCAACGTTGATTGCTTACCTGACAGGTCCTATTACGGTCATCTCCTTGCGTGACATGGCCCCAGATTTTAAGCGGCCAGTGAAGTCGAGCCTCTTGCGGGTGATGGCACCATTGTCATTTGTGCTAACCTCATTAGCGGCTTACTGGGCAAAATGGCCGACAACGGTTGAAGTGATCGGCGTTATTTTCTTGGGTATTCCTTTCTATTTGTTCTATGAATGGCGATCAGGCTGGGCAAGCACGCTTAAGCAATTGAAGGCGGCAGCTTGGATGCTGGTATATTTGCTATTCCTGTCACTCATCTCACTTATTGGCAGCAGTGAGTTTAATGGTTTGAATTGGATTCACTATCCTTTAGATTTTGTTGTCATTATCGTTGGTGCTTTGGGCTTTTATGCTTGGGGAATTAATAGTCACATTTTCTCTAAATATTTCCGACGCGCTGCAAGGGTGAATGACAAAGTTAAAATGCCGCGGCAGTAGCAACTAGTATTAGAAAAAACACGTCTCTGGTCAGAAACATGATCATCGACGTGTTTTTTGGTATGATGGAAGACATTCTGATTCTTGACCATTGCCGCAGATGCTTTGAGCCGCCGGTGGTGAAGGCTCGTTTGATAAAATGCTAGATGGCATAACTTACGACTTTTGCCTGATGATGGTGTGATGGCGACAAGGTAAGATAATTTTAAAGGTTTGAGGGAAAATTGCATTTAGCTATGCCTATCTTTATACTTATACTAAACAAATGACGTCTGGAGGGGATTAGGTGAATATCGGGATTTTTACAGATAGCTACTTTCCACAAGTCAGTGGCGTCGCGACGTCCATCAAGACCTTGAAGGACGATCTGGAGCGTAAGGGCCATCAGGTTTATATTTTTACAACGACTGATCCGCATGTGCCGGACGACGCCGTTGAACCTAATTTATTCCGATTTACCAGTGTACCGTTTGTCTCATTCACGGATCGGCGAATTGCGGTTCGTGGGCTTTTTCATGCTTACGCAGTGGCGAAGGAATTGAACTTGGACATTGTTCATACACAAACTGAATTTTCGATGGGGTATATCGGCAAATTTGTCGCCAAGCAGTTGAAAATTCCGACAATCCATACTTATCACACTATGTATGAGGATTATCTGCATTATGTCCTGAATGGTCATTTGCTGAAGCCTTATCATGTGAAGCAGTTTACGCGGGCGTTTCTTTATCATGTCAGTGGCGTTGTTGCGCCTTCTGAACGCGTTTATGATACGCTGCGGCGATATGGCGTCAAAACTGAGATCAAAATCATTCCAACTGGGGTTGATTTGACTCAGTTTGCCCAGCAAAAAGATCCGCATTTACGTGACAAGCTCGGGTTGGCGCATGTCCCGGTTTTGGTCTCACTCAGTCGGGTCGCGTATGAAAAGCGAATTGATAAGGTGATCAGTGCCATGCCTAAAATTCTGGAACAGGTGCCCCAAGCGGTGCTGTTAATTGTTGGCGATGGGCCTGCGCGTGAAGACTTAGAGGCGCAAGTCGCTGAGCTGGGTCTCAAGGAGCATGTCCGATTCACCGGTGAAATTGACCATGATGATGTTGGTGACTATTACCGGGTTGGCGATGTGTTTGTATCGGCAAGTGACTCCGAGTCACAGGGGTTAACTTATATCGAAGCGATGGCGGCGGATCGCAAAGTGGTTGCCTTGACA